GTTGCCGGCTGCGCTACGACGGACATCCCAGTCGCTGTTTAAAATTTCATTTTTATCCATTTTTTTTATTTATTTAGATGATATTACCAATACAAAGTCGAATTTTCCCAGTCTCTCTGATAAATCTCTTCGAGATCTTCTGTATCTTCCTCCCCGTCGTAATCATAATCGCCGTCGGGGTCCCTTATATAAATATCCCTCATGCCTTAAAGACTTTAAGGTTATATGCCGATATGCAGCACATTATTAATCCTAAAACGTTGGGCACAAAGGTGTCACTTTCGGATATCACGAGGATAAAACCTGCGAATAGCAGGATCGCAAGAAATACTTTTTTCATATATATTTGATTTTATTGTTTGCTGATAAAAAAACTGCACGAGTCTCACGGATGGTGCAGTCCAAAACTATTAAACCTAGTCTTATATAATTCGTATTACACAAGAGGAGGATGGCAGGTTCGAACTGCCGACTTCGTTACATGATCGATAAAACGCGCTCTACCACTGAGCTAATCCCCCAGATCCGGGAATTTCACCCGGAAAATAAACTTAACCGATGTAACGCTTCACAGCGTGATTATCTTCTTTGTTTTCTCTTTGTTTTGTCGAAATAGTATTCGACAGCTTTATCTAGGTCGACAAGAATAACTCTTCCATTTCGGAACAGTACATTATTGCAGTTTTTTCACATTCAGCAGTGAGTTCTGGGAATATACGTTCCATGTTATTTAAGTTTTATAACTGATGTATATCCTGGATATTCAGCTGCTGACACGCGATAAATAAGATCAATTTTCCCTTTTAATTTCCCCATTAATCTAGCATCTCTATTTCGTCTGGCAGCCTCGGATTTAATACCATTATGCCGACTGTCGTCGTAGGGTATTTTGTAAATGTCTCCAACTTTCATCTGGTTAAACATTTCTACAGGACTAAAACCGTTACTGATATCTATTACTTTTTCCATATTTATTTAAGTGTTATTATTAATGTGGCTGTGCCTGGATTCGAACCAGGATGAGTTATCAAGCTCTTTACATCTAAGGATTGATTATCCTATTATAGAGTAATGTGTCTCCCTTTTTCACCACACAGCCTATATAAAGTATTTGGTTGCATACAAACCGTAGTCTATACAGCCCAATACCGATAGTATTTTTCTATTTAGCCCCGCTGCAATCATCGGACATGTCACGAATCTGCTTTTCACGAGTATGTATTGCGTCTATTATTTATAGGTATGCACCACTATGTCGTCGTTGGATACGGAAAGCTGCGATTTCAAGCGTTGACTGGTTACTATCACCAGTTTAGAAAAGAATGACACATACATACTATTGTTTCAACCGTTATTGTTGCGTATCTTTGTATCGTTCTTATGATGCAAATATACGCACTTTTTGCACGCATACAATAAAAGCGAGCATAAAATGTGTGTAGTTATATTTATTTAACACATATAATACGCGCGAATCTATATGGAAGCATGGGAAAGAGTACAGTATATAATTGAAAATGAGGGGTATAATAAAAACTCTTTTAGTAATGAGATTGGGCTTGCTAGTAATACAACTATAGGCACTATTATTAACAAGCATAGAACTCCATCAAGATCTACTGTGGAAAAATAATTGCACGTTTTCCAAAGTATAATAGAGATTGGTTAATGACAGGAAGGGGAGATATATATGCTCCGGTGTCTAATGTGGTACCAATAAAAACTATTCCTTCAAACGCAGAACCAATTTCTCCTGATCATATAATATATGTCCCATTGGTTAATCAATACGCATATGCTGGGTATATGTGTGGATATGCAGATGCAGAGTATATAGAGACTCTCCCTCGTATACCATTTATAGTTGACCACGAAGCTCATGGTAATTATATGGCCTTTGAAGTAAAAGGGGATAGCATGGATGATGGAACAACGGACTCCTTGATTGAAGGGGATAGGCTTCTTTGTAGAGAGATAAAGCCAGAGTTTTGGATCGAGTGTAAACTACATATTCGTAAATGGGACTTTGTGATCGTCCATAAAGAAGGTATCTTGGTAAAGAGGATAACAGAGCATGATGTGCAGAATCGTACTATCAAGATTCATTCTCTTAATCCATTCTACGAAGACAGAATAATCCAAATGTATAATATTTATTTTGTAAAATCAATATTCATGCCGAAAATTTCGGCTATCGATTGCAATGTATCAAAGCCTACATTAAAAGCTCCCTTTTCAATCCGGGATATAGCATGCTGTTTGGTATTTATTTTTTCGGCCAATTCTGCCTGTGACATTCCGGCCTGCTCCCGGAGTTGAGCTATGCGCTTGCCGATCCTTATTCGCCCAGAATCTTTCCAGGTTTGAGTATTTTGTAAATAAGAAAAATAATAGTACATTTGTGCTACATGATCGTAACCAAACAAGTTACACAATATGGTCTCTGAAATATTTGAACTAATGTCTATCCGCAAACAGATATCTAATTTATCGGTTCGGGAGTCAGAACTCGTAAAACCAAAACTATCAGACCTATCATTAATTCCGTATTTACACAATTATTTTATCGATGCTTTTGGCATGGGAAACACCCGGAAGCTGGGAGCTATACAAAGAAAGAAGTTTGTCTTTATCATTGTCTTTCTTTATTCTCCGTCTACGTTGGCAGGAGGATGTTTAAACAGAGGGGTAAGGGATGGACTTGCTCATGCATTAAAGTTGAATGCTCCTTCGGCTGTGTCCAGGATATGTTCAGATTTGATTTTTTCTTATCAGCATTATAGGGATTTTAGACTTGATGTTGACAATAAAATTGCTTTAATGGAGGGTAAACTTCGATCCGATGGTTATCTGTAAAAGAAAAATGTGACAGAAACCAAACTGTTACGTTTTCGATTTGAAGTTATGCATGTCATCATAGGAGGCATGCTTAACTTTGATGAAAAGATTTTGTATGGCTCTCACTCTCAAACAAGAAAAGTTTTGCAACTATTACCTTGAATGTGGTAACGCATCTGAGGCTTACAGGCGTGCATACTCTTGTGATAAGATGAAAAGTGAAATAATAACCATTAAGGCTTTCGAACTTCTTTTCAGCGGTAAGGTTTCGGTAAGGGTCAAAGAACTTCAGGCTGCTCTTCAGACGCGTTCTGATTTAAATAAAGATGAAGCAGTTAATATACTGACAAATATAGCTCGTGCTAATGTTGTCGATATGTTAGAGATTAAACGGACGGAGAATTATCGTATATTTTTAATAAAGGATCTTTCGAAATTACCTATTCATTTCCAGCTAGCTATACAATCAGTAAAAAGTACAGAGAAAGGATTTGAGGTTAAGATGTACTCTAAGATAGACGCTTTAGACCGGTTGTCTAAAATGATGGGATGGGATGCTCCAGTAAAACAAGAAGTAAAGCAGGAGGAAGAAACTCATTATGTAATACAGGTTATTGATAAAAGGGAGGATGTAGCTCATGCCGATAATCCAGACGACTAAAATATTTACTACTGTCGATAATGCCGTCCAGTCCGGCTATAAGATCGTTTCTGCACAGGGGAGCTCCAGGAGTAGCAAGACATATAACATCCTTATTTATCTTTTGTCTTACATCTTAGCGAATAAAAAATCCTTGTCTATCGTCAGAAAGACTTTACCTGCGTTAAAAGGTTCTGTGTTCCGTGATTTTAAAGAGATCATGCAGGATAAGTTCAAGATATGGGACAATCGCTGTATGAATAAGTCTGAAATGGTTTACACATTCCCGAGCGGTTCGTTTGTTGAGTTTTTCTCGACAGATGATGAGCAAAAGATCAGAGGTCGTAAACGCAATATCCTATACTGCAACGAGGCAAACGAAATTTCATTTTTGGAATGGCAGCAACTCATTATGCGTACTACCGATTTTTCTATAGTAGACTATAATCCCTCTTTTTCAGACGAACATTGGTTGTGCGAACTTAATAAGGACACTAGAACCTATCATTTTATCTCAACGTATAAAGACAATCCTTTTTTGGAGCAGACAATAATTGACGAGATAGAATCTCTCCAATATAAAAACAAAGTGTTGTGGACCGTATACGGATTGGGATTACAGGCTATGGCCGAAGGTTTAGTTTTCCCGGAATTTGAGATTATTGATGAATTTCCAGTAAATGCAAAGCAGGTTGCTGCCGGTCTGGATTTTGGATACAGTTCTGACCCTACGGCTATCGTCAAATGCGGAATACTTGATGGTAGGCTATATTTAGACGAACAATGCTATCGCACTCACATGCTAACAAGCGAGATAATTAAAGAGTTAAAAAAGTTGGGGCTGTTTGTTTACGCAGATAGTGCCGACCCTCGGTTAATACAGGAGATTGCTAATGCGGGGATCATCATCTTTCCGGCCGACAAATATAAAGGCTCTGTCATGGGAGGATTATTTAAGATGATGGAGTATAAATTGTGTGTAACAAAGCGATCTGTTAATTACATCAGGGAGTTAAAAAACTATGTTTATGAGCAGAACAAAGATGGCAAGTTTATAAATCAGCCTATTGATGCTTATAACCACCTAATTGATGGTACAAGATATTATACGATAGGTAAGCTGTTAGGCAAGGTCTTAACATCAAAGCAATATAGTAAAGGGGATTTAGGTATATATTAAATTTAAACATATGAACTATTTTGAGTCACTATTGCAATTATTTCAGAATAAGATACTCAATTCGCTTGGGGTTGAACGTGATTTGATACAATTGATTAAAGATAAAGATATTAGTCGAGCAATAGATCTGATGCAATGCAGAGATGAAGATGTTGATACGGCCATAAAAGAATACAATCCTGCATTACACGAAGTAAATAGAAGGGATAATAAACCAAGAGCGGGACAATCTCCTTATATCACAGAAAAATTATCTCGTTCAAGGCAGAGATATATAAATGAGGTTGAATTATTCTTTCTATTAGGGCAACCAATTACATGGGAAGCAACATCTGAAAATACTGATGACGCGTTTCAAGCATATAATGATTTTATTGATAGCACGCGTTTTAATACAACTATGCGTCAAGCAAAACGTTTAGCCGGAGCAGAAACGGAATGTGCTAAAGTTTATCATATATATCAAGATGAAGGGAAGCCTCAGGTAAAAGTAAAAGTTATATCTAGGTCGAACGGATATATTTTACGTCCATTGTTTGACCAATGGGATAATCTTATTGCTTTTGGCTATGGCTATGCATTACTTGAAAATGGTAAATCTGTGGATCATTTTGATATAGAGACTCCTGATTTTATTTATAGATGTAAAAAACAGAATATAGGATGGGAAGTAGCTCCTATTGTGAATCCATCTGGTAAAATAAATGTTATATATTACCGTCAAAACAAAGCTTGGGACGGGGTTCAGAATAGGATAAACAGAGAAGAATTTGCTGATAGCAAAGCGGCGGACTCAGTGAATTATTATTCAGACCCAAAATTGTTAGCTACGGCAGATGTCCTTGAATTATCTAAAGGAGGAGAGACTAACAATGTGGGAGAAGTTATAAAATTGGCAAATAAAGAATCAAGTATGGTAGAATATCTGGTTCCTCCAGAGTATTCAACTATGAAAGAGGCTGAAAAGAAAGATCTTTCTGCCAGTATATTATTTGATACATTTACTCCTGACTTTTCGTATGAAAATATGAAAGGATTTGGGACTTTATCAGGAGAAGCCTTAAAAAGATCTTTGGCTTTAGGGTATATGAAGCGAGATAATTTAAAAGAAATATATGATATACTTGTTGATCGAGAAAAAAATCTCATACTGGCAATTATGATGAATGTCACTCATATTGGATTGAGAGAACAGCTGTCGCGTTTGAAGGTGCAACATAAATTTTCGGAACCTTTTGCTGAAGATAAGGAAAAAAATACAGATATGATAATAAGATTGTATAGTGCTCGCCTCATATCTCTACGGACAGCAGTTAATATGCTGTCATTTACAGATAAACCGGAAGAAGAAATAGTGCAAATATTGAGAGAGAAACAACAAAATCAAAATAACAATGAAAGCAATAAAGAAGATAATCAGTCCGGTCAAAATAACACAAGTGCAGGACAAGGCAATCAAAGGGCGAATAGAGGTGAAAATAACGCTTAAAAAGTGGTAGAACTCCCTATATAATGGCAATGGCCCTAACTTCACAGTCCGGACCATTAATTGTTGAAATCCCCTAATGGGATGTGTAAAGGTAGCGAATGATGTCAAATGCGGCAAAATTTACTACCTTTTTAATTAAAATGTAACAGTTCTCAAAGTGTTACGTTTCTCTTGTTCAAATATTTCCGCTCATATTTACTTACCTGTAATTTTATGCTTTAGAATTAAACTAAAGTGTATAAAGTATGAAAGACAAAATTTTCAATCTCTTAAAACAAACTTATTCGAGTTTTGGGTTAAGTGATGATATCTTACAGGGACAGGCCGAAGCCTTGGTTAACACAGGGCTTGTAACTGATGACAATTTACAGGCTGTTATTGATGGTCAAAAGCCTTTCCTCTCTTCGCTGCAAAGCGGTATTGACAAACGTGTGACAGACGCTGTTAATAAAGCGAAGACAGAAAAGAAGGAGGGCGCTGCTGCTGGGGGCGAGCAGACAAAAACAGAACCCGATTTACAGAAGTTGATTGAAGAAGCAATTGCGGCAAAGCTATCTCCTATCCAGGAAGAACTAAACGCTTACAAAGCAAAGGAACAGCAAGATGCAAGAGCTAATATGATCGCTTCTAAAGCGAAAGAACTAGGAATCCCTGAATGGAGAGTTAAAGAAGGGTTTGCTATATCGGAAAATATGGATGAGACGGCTGTTTCGTCTTATTTAACAAATGTAAAGCAGAATCTTGTAACAAACAATCTGGAGGGCAAGCAAGGCAATCCATTGTTATCGACAGGGGAGGCCACCAAAGAAGAAGTAAAAAGTATTGTTGACACAATGATTAACTAAAAAAGAAAAGAAATGGCAGTAGCAAATTTAAGAAATGATCCGACTGGCATTATTACGGGTAACGACAACATTGTTATTGTTAACCATTTTGATGGGATAAGAGGCGGTCGCACATTAGATGTTACCGGTTTTACACAAAAAATAATAAATGCAGGTCATGTCATCATCAAAGAAGGAGACAAATATAAGCCTATGCCTCTTAACGAAGAAGGAGATGCATATGGTGTTCTTCCCAAGGATACATCTTATGTGGGGTATTTGGTTGCTAGTATCCCCACTAATAGACCTTTTGCGGCTATTATGACAAGAGGCACTATTAACCCTAAGGCGGCCCCTTTTAGCATGGATAGTATCCTTGCTGCAATAAAAACGGCATTACCTTTAATTGATTATCAGGAGGACTAATATATGGAACAGTCAATTTATTTTGAATATATTCAAAAATATTTCCCGCAGTTGGTTTTGGGGATTGTAGAGAAGTTAAATGGTAAAAATCAGACTGCTTTATCCTATATGTTTAAGCAGCTCCTTACACCTACTTATTCGGTTGATGGGAGATGGGATATTCTAACGGGTACTTATACACGTGTGGCGGCAGATGTTGTAGCTATGGATTCTCCTCTTCCCCTGAAGAAAAGAGATTCTTTGAGTAGGGCTGGTGGTGATTTGCCTAAATTGGGTATCGAAATGTATCTGAACGAAAAACAGATGTCTGATATTGATGCCTTAATAGCTCAAGGCATGGATATCAATACGATCGTTCAGAAAATATTTGAAGATACTCCTCGTGTAATTCAGGGTATTTGGGAACGGCTCGAACTGATGTTCCTTGAAGGTTTATCTACTGGTATAGCATTAGCCGATACGGACAATGTTGGAACAGGAATAAGGGTAGATTATGGATATTTGACTGAAAATCAGTTTAAGGTTGATATTGTTTGGCAAGGAAATACAAGTACATCCAAACCATTGGATGATATCAAGAAAGTTATGGACAAGGCCGAAGAAGATGGAAATACTATCATTGGCGCTTATGCTGATCAAGATTGGTTTGACAACTTTAATGCCTCTGATCAGGTGAGACAACAATTTGCTTTCTTGCAAGGGTTTGCTGGTGATAAAGGGATTATTCCGCTGCTGGATAATACACAGTCAAATAGGGTGCTGTCTTCAAGATATGGATTTACAGTAACCAAAATTGATAGAACTGTCATTACAGAAAAAAACGGAGCTCGTACAGCGCAAAAGCCTTGGAAAAAGGGAACTATTGTATTTGTTTGTGATGCTTCTGTAGGATCTCTTGTTTGGACTCGATTAGCAGAGATGAATCATCCAGTTTCAAATGTAGCTTATCAAACTGCTGATAATTATATTTTGGTCTCAAAATATCGGGTAAACCGTCCATCTCTGAAAGAGTTTACGACCTCTCAGGCCCGAGTAGTTCCAATTATATCTAATCCAGATCGAATTTATACTCTTGATACAAAAGAAGCTGAAACGGCCTCTTCTGTAAAAGCAAGATCAAAAGTATCGCAATGACAACATTGGACTACATAAAGCAGAGTTTTTCGTACATCGGTAAAATATCCGATGTAGGAGCTTCTAAATTCGCTCTTGATAATGGATTTGATATAGATAGGGTGATTACATCTGAAGATATGAAAGCAATTTCTGCATCAACAGACAGATTTGTTAATAACAATATCTTACATCCTGAATCAGTAAATGAAAATGGGTTTTCTGTGTCTTGGGGGGCAGACTCTATTAAGAGCTATATCAAGCTAATGCTTAAAAAATATGGTATAGAGTTAAACGAAGAGACCTCTGCTTTAGTAGGTCTAGGTGTTGTTTCTTCTTATATGGATTATTGATATGTATTTTGCGCCTCACATACTAGAAAAAAAGGTTTACATCGAACCGGATCGGGATGACAAAGGGAATACCATTCCCGGAACCGGCGGTGATACCTGGGAAACAATTGGTCCGTGTCGATGTGATGACAATGGTTCCGGTAAGCAAATCGGGGTCAATGGTAAAATGGTAACTTATAATTACCATATAGTGATTGTGGGTCAAATAAAATTATCTGAAGATGATTATGTGAGGGCATTAGAGCAAGATGGTTCCGTTAGGGGCGAAGGAAAGGTTATCAAGCCAGGTAAATGTAATTTTTTGAACTATTCAGAGGTATGGGTTTAGGTATAAAGACTAAATATGATTTTTCGGACCTTAAGAAAGCTAAGGCACAGCTTCAGAATGAGGTTACTAACGATATGCGGATCGCTGGTGACTTATATCTAAATGTCGCTGTGACTAAAGGTTCTTATCAAAATAGAACCGGTAATCTCCGTAGCTCGAATGCCTATGCTATTACTAACGACGGCAAGATAATAGAAGAGAAAGTCGCTAATACGTTTAGTAAGACAGATGCTCAGAAATATGCCTTACAAGCGATTCAAAACGCTAATAAAGCGGGTGACTCTCTTATTCTTGTGAATGGTATGCCTTACGCATCCTTTGTTGAGAAAAAAGGGTTTGATGTCTCGTCTATGGCTTATCGGCAAGCTGCAGATAAATTAGGAGCAAAAGAATGATGACAAACGAAGACATAAAGGATTTTCTTTATAAGAAGGCAACGACTGTCTTTCCCGGCTTGCCGGTATATAAAGACAAGCACCCATCTTACAAGAAAAAGCATGTTCCGGAAAGAATTGTTGTCAATGTTCTTGGTATGACAAACACACCCTGGTCAAAAGGTTATGCTAACGTTAATATCTTCGTCCCTTACGATTCAAATGTCAACTATCCTGCTCCTAACAGTGCAAGGATGAACGAACTTCAGAAGGTTGCAGAGAAGGAGTTTTTCAAAGGATATTTTGAGCATGAAGGCAACAAAGGTACATACACAATAGATGAACTAAGCACAGAAGAAGATCCGGAAACAGACTCTTTCTTTGTGAATGTGAGATTATTTTTCAAAGTAGCAAATTTTAAATTGAGATAATATGAATACAGTAGGTATTAAGCGTTTACTATACGCGGACACATCAAAGGTAACGGGTGATTTGACTCCGGCTATGCTAAAGTCAATTATTGACGATTCCGGGACCAAAGAAGTAACCAATGTACATCAGGATACTTGGTCTATCGATGAGTCGGAAGCCTCCGTGACCCGGTATAACAATCAGCTGACTAAAAAGCCGTACCGCCAATCTGCGGAATTGGGAGAAGTATCCATGAATTTTACGATCGGCGAGTATGATTTTACGACCAAAAAAGAACTCATGGGTGGTCAAACTATCACTAAGAACGGAGTAAGCGAAGTTATAGGCTGGAAACGTTCCCGAGAGTACGTAGAAATTAACAAGTGTCTTATGGCCTTGTCGGAAGACAGCGTCTGGATTGTGTTCCCGAAAGGGGCCGTTTTTACCCGTGAAGCAGAAACGGATGGGGCAGTAGGTTTGGCCGTTGTTGGTACAGCTATGGAACCGGAGAATCCTGCTATTAGTACCGAATATTGGTACAGTGACAAAGAAGTTCAATCTTCATCTAGTATTTAATAGGTTGGTTTAGGTTTTCAATTGGGCGGGGGAAATCCTCGCCCTAATCATTTAAGAATATGAACAAAGCAGCAGGTTTAGTTTCAGAGTCTCTTATAGGTGATAGATTTGTCACAATCGTAATAAAAGGGGAGGGGATTACTGTTTATCCCCCAACGATAAAAATCTTATTACGGGCAATTAAATGGCTTTCAAAGGTGAATGTGCCCGATAAGGCAAATTGGCTGGATGCTCTTTTGTCCGTGCCGGAGAATGTAGAATACATGATAAAAGCTTTGTCTTTGATTATGGCCGGAGATACCGACAATTGGGAAGACCGGTCTGAAGAGATTGTGATTGCGCTGAAGGACTCTACCCTTGAAGAGCTTAAGGAAGCATTTAGCAAGGTTATCAGCCTGATACACGTAGATGATTTTTTCGACTGTGCCGCCTTAGCAAGGAGTCTAGCAAGAATGGCGGCAGAACCCAATTAATCGGAAATGAAACTATGTACGGTCAGATAGCGAGCTTTATTGAGAATCTGCATCTGTCCTACACAGAGGTGTTTGAGATTATTCCTTATCAGAACTTGCTTATGATGCAGAAGGATAAGCTCAGAGTATGCTACGGAGAGAAGGTAAATAAAACGTCCGGATCAGATATGATGTCCAGGAGAAGAGGGAAAAGGTGATGGATGACCGTCTTGAATATCAAACAAAACTATTAGAGGCTATTTTGCAGACCAGCATAGAGAATAAAACTATCGGTATACAAAATAACCTCTTACTTAATGATATTCTTTCAAAACTCAATGATCCAGGCAACGATGTAAAGACTATGCTTATTGATATATTCAGCAACCTGGCAGCCTACAAGATCGTAAATCAGAAAGAAAATGGTGAGTTATAACAAATTAATGGCCGATAATTCCTTTGTCAATAACTGAATACCTTTTTGGATCTTTTCCAATTGCTTTCTACGAGGTTTCGTACCAGATGTGATATGGCCCGGTCTCCCCGGGCTTTTTTGTTGTGCAAAGGATGGAGAATCTGGCGGGAAGGGCTCGAGCAGCCGGAAATGCAAGACAAAAGTTAATTAATCTCCAATCTTGCGACTGATATCCCCGATTTTTTATCCCATGATATGCTAAAAAAAGCGGTGAAATCAATATCACCGCTTTTAAAATATGCCTCGAGAGAGGACTTGTGTAAACAAATGCCAAATTAAAGTTGTACAGAAATCAATTCTTTGCCGGCCTTATGAATCGCTTGCTCTATTTTGGCCTTTTGTGCCTCCGAAGCGAAAGCGATCCGTTGTTTGTACTGGCGCATCAATGATGGATTAATGCCAGCATATTTTGCAAAGGTTGATACGCTTATGAATTTAAAACATTCAAAAAATGACGCAATATCATATTTATATTCAAAATCAATATCATGTAGCGTATCTGGAACATCTTTCCCTATCTCTGCCAACATGGCCTTATAATCCTCCAGGGCCGACATCAAAGAATCCTTTGCCTCGTCAACCGTTTTCCCTTGGCCATTTAAACTGAATCCATCAAATTCGGGAACATAATCCCCTTGAAACCCTCCTCCCAAATTAATTTGTAACAGTACTCAAACTGTTACGTTTCTTTTCCCGAAATATTTTAAGCACATGTAGCTACTTGGTAACTTTGAGAAAAAGTTTACGCAATGACTACAAAATCAGCAAATGACATTGTAAAAGAGGCAACAAGGCTAGGTGCTTGTTCTAAATCCGGATCTGTTACAGATTGGAAAAGTCTTGTCTGGCTCTTTTTCTCTCCGCAGGGCAGGGAGTTTTGCGAAGAGAATAACTTTCCCAATATTGAGATGTTCCGTGAGATGAAACCTTATGTAAAAGACTGGGGTGTATATGTTGATGCCGGTAATATAGAATTAAAGAATGCTCCAACCGTGGGCGTTATCGGAGATACCCATGCAGCCCTTTCATATTCAGACAATACCAAAGTGCACAAATTGATCCTTATGCATGGGGCAAAAGCAAGAGTGACCCTTTCCCATTATGCCGTATTACTACTGGTCAATATTGGCAACTGTGAGATAGAAATAGAGAACGACGGAACCGCTAAAGTAATGTAATATGGCATCTATTGAGTTTATAATTACTGCGAATTACAAAGAGGTTAATGAAGCCTATGCCAGAATTGATGCTTTGAAAGATTTGGTAAAAGGCTTTAAGGCTGACAGTCCGGAAGGTATTTCCATCATTGGGGACATCAATAAGGAACAGAGTAAGATAGAAAAACTTGTAGAAGAAATACGTAAATTAAAACAAGAACAAGCTTTACAGGCACAAGATGCTATTAACAATGTAAAAGCGCAAGAGGCTGCATTGCTTAAATTGGCTCAGCAATACAAGGATTTGAGTGAGCAAATAAATAACTATTCTAACGCGACTCCTCCTACTGCAACAGCAACAACAAAAACACCCTCAGAAACGTCTTCTTCTCAATCCCAGGCGGCTGAATCTGCGAAGGCGCAGACAATGGCTTTTGAAGAATTAAATCGTGCCATATTAGAGGTGAATGGTTCCCTTGAAAATAATGTTACACGACTATTAAGAGAAAGGGCTGCATTGGACGATGTCAAAAAGCAACTTGCAGACTTGACAAAGGAGGAAAAAGCGAATGGCAAGGCTACCGAAGAGCAAAAAAGGTTAAGAACCGAACTGTCAAAGGCCGAAATGGAACATAAACAATCCATATCCTCTCTAAGAAGATCTATAGAGAATGACATCAAGCTTAACCAAGCAGCAGAAGGATCAATGGACCAGATGGCACAGGCTTTAGGTAGAATGAGAGCTACTTATCGTTCGCTTAATGCCGAAGAGAGAAATTCTACATTTGGAAAATCATTGTTGAAAAGCATTCAGGAGTTAGATACTGAAATCAAGAAACTAGACGCTTCAATAGGTAACCATCAACGTAATGTGGGTAATTATTCTAGCGCATTGGATAACTTATCTTCAGCAATGGATAGTGCTCTTGATGCGGCGTCTGCTTTGCCTGGTCCTATTGGGGCTGCGGCATCTGGTATCAAAACTTTAACAAAAGTCTCATTGGCCTTTATTGCTACTCCTGTAGGAGCGGCTCTAGCTGCAATTGTTGCGGCTTTGGCTGTTTTGTCTTCTTGGTTTACACGTACCGAAGAGGGACAGAATGCGTTAAACGTTGCTAGCGCCTATTTTAAGCAAACATTAGATTCTATCCTTGATGTTGTTGACGATGTTGGAGAGTGGTTATTTAATGCTTTCACTAAACCCAAAGAGGCATTGCAGGATTTATCAGACTTTTTAGAGGATCAAGTTATGGTCCGTTTGAAAGCTTTAGGGAAAGCGGGCGAAGCTATAATGAAAATTTTCTCTGGAGATTATAAACAGGGTTTTGTTGATTTAGGAAATGCTTGGCTTGAACATATAACCGGTATTGAAGATGCCGGGAAAAAAGCTTTAAAATTTGTTGATGAAAATAATGAAAAGGCTCAAAAAAGAGCTGCATTAGCTGAGAGGGAAAATAAGTTGGCCATAGAACAACGTAATTGGCTTGTTGAACGCTCTAAATTGGAGGCTAAAATAAACGAATTAAGAGAGAAAAGCCAGGATTCTTCATTGACTGAAAAAGAGAGGCTCAAAGCTTCAAAAGAAGCCTCTGTGATCATTAATCAAATGTATGAAAAAGAGCAGAAGCTTGCTATTGAGAACCGGGATATTATAGCAGAGACTAATAAACTTTCTCATTCAAACGCTCAAGCCAAAGACAAAGAAGCTAAGGCAACTGCGGAGATCAATAAACTAGATGCCGAACGAGCGTCTAAGAATCGAGAATTACTTAGTCAACAGAAAGAAATTAACAACAGGATTGTAGAAGGTCAGAAGAAATTAAATCAATCTGTAATCAATGATCAAATAAAGCTTAATACCGAACGCCTGGCGCTAATGGAAGAAGGGCGTAAGAAGCGTCTAGCATTATCTGAACAAGAGTGGAAAGAGAGGAAAGCACAACTTGACAAAGAATATCAAGACACCGTTGAGCAATATAAGAAAATTGGTCAGGAAGTCCCCAAAGAGGTACAGACCACTTATCAGGCTAGGGTAGAGATTAACGACCAGAGCCGGGATAAGCGCGACAAAGAGATAAACAAGAAGGCAGACCGTGAATTTGCGGACAGACAAAAGGCATTAACAAGCGTTTTGTTGTCAGAAGAAGCGAAGAGAACTCAAGCAATTAAAGACCGTTACGACAAAGAGCGGGAATGGGCTAAGAAACAATTAGCAGGAGGTAGTATTAATCAAGATCAATACAATAAGTTTGTCTCTAATATTGATGTTGCAGAGCAGAAGGAACAGTTTGGTGCACTTTTGAAGGACTACGCCACTTTCCAGCAAAATCGGGAAAAGATTACTAAGGAGTACAACGACAAGATAAATAAGATGAATAAAGCTAATGCAGAAGCTGCACGAAAAGGTGAAGCTCCTGTATTTTCTGCTGGGAATTTCGAAGAAGCAAAACGCCAACAACAAGAGGCATACGATGATCTTGACAAGTTAATTGCTCAAAGAAACGAAGATTTCAAGGCTTTGTCTGCTACTATTAGCAATAAAACAGTTGAGTGGTTAACGAAAACAATAGAACAGGAGAAAGCTGCATTAGCATCATTAACTCCTACTGACGATAAAAGCGCCGAATCCGCAGCTGTTTTAAGGGCGAAAATTAAAGTCCTTGAAGAACAACTAATAGTACAAAAAAAGAAGAAGGATGACAAAGATGCAAACACTTTATTAAAGTGGAAGAAAACATCGGCGGCTTTGGAGGATGTAAGGAAAGCGACAGATGATGTTATCAATAGCTTTGAAAATTTGGATGACTCTACAAAAGCTGTTTTGAGTGCGGTTAGCACAGTTGCCGGAACCACGATAGAAGTGATAGGCCGTATTGCCACCTTAACGGATGATGCTGGTAATTCAATGACATTAACTGCATTTATGGCATCAGAGTCAATTAGTATGGTTGAGAAAGCTTCTGTTATATTGACTGTCATATCCGCGACTCTTCGTGTGGCGATGGCTATTGCTAACTTATTTAATAAAGACAATAAAAGACAGAAAGAAATTGAACGTTTGCAAGACCAGGTTGATGCCTTACAAAAATCTTACGACAAATTAGGCAAGGCGATAGATAAATCTTATTCAAAAGATGCATCTAAACTTATCGAACAGCAAAATAAGTTACTGCAGCAGCAAAAGTTACTTATTGAACAACAGATCAGAGAAGAAGCAGAGAAAAAGAAATCTGATAATAACAAAATCAATGAATGGAAAGATAAAATAGATGAGATCAATGAGACTATAGAGGACAATAAAGAGGCGCAAATTGATGCTATTTTCGGTGCTGATGTTCAGAGCGCTATTGATGATTTTGCGGAAGCTTATATTGAGGCTTGGGCTGCAGGGGAAGATAAAGCTAAATCCATGAAAGATGTTGTCAAGAAAATGATAAAAGGTGTAGTTGTAGATATGCTTAAGGCTGACTTGGCTACTCCTATAGAAAAATTGCGGCTAAAAATAAAGGATATGCTTACTGATGATATCATTGACGACTATGAGCAAGCCCAAATAGATAAAATAATAGAGGATTTATCTAGTAATGCAGACAAGAAATATTCATGGGCTGATAAATACATCAAAGAACAGGAGGAACAGGAGGAACAGAATGAAGAGGCTACCCGTTCCGCACAAGCCAAAGGTATGGCTACCATGTCCCAGGATACAGGTGACAAATTGGACGGTAAATTTACTGCTGGCCTTATCTACCTGGATAAAATGACAACATCATCATACG